GAGATCTGAGTAAATGGAGAATACAACTGACGAACCTGGCATTGCTTGCTGTACTGGCTTAACATCAGCCAACGCACGCATCACTGGGATGGAGCGAAGAGCCATACGAACATACTGATCGTACGCACTCTGTACAAGGTTTTGCATTGACGAAATTTGTGTCAATGTACCTGTAGGAATTGCCATTTATTTTACCTTTCGGATAGGTTCGGTCTTAGAGACCAGACGACCTAATAATTTCATCCAGTTCTTCACGGCTACTTGCATTCATCAACTTACGATGAACGTCTGCTTGGAACTCAGGAGTAATTCCCTGCTCTACAGCATTGGTCATCCGTTGATATGCAGCAGCCTGCTTTGGATCTACATTAGGCGTTGCCTGGTTAGACTGGGTTTCATAGCCGAATACATCGGCATAATCTTCCAGCCATTTAGATACAGACTCTTCAGTTGGGTCTATATCCTGTGGGATAAATGCAGCAATTTTGCTGTTTACCCCGCGACTAGCAAGCGCATCTTTGATTGCTCGTTCACGGTTGGATTTAGAGATAGATTCAAACTGAGTTTTTAGGTCAGCTAGTTCTTTCTCTTTTTGTTTATTTGCTTTTCGCAACTGTTTGACGAGGTCATTACCGTTATCGGTATCAAAGTCGTCATCTTCGTAGTCGTAGTTGGACATAGGTCCTTCTCCCATTTCTTTTTTAGTTTACGTAGACCTCATACAGATTCGGGGGCTTTCTGTATGGCTTCTACTACTGGTTTTGATATCTCTCTAACGGACCAGTCGTCCCGTTAGCAGGCTTAGTATTGACCAGCGCGTTCGCGGCTTAGTGCTCCACCAGTCATTCCAGTGCTTCCACTGAAAGTGGCTGTCTCAAGTTGTCCTAACTTGCGCCTCTGACGGCGTGCTTTCTCAGCATCAGGTAGGGCAAAGACCTCTGTCTCTGCTACTTGTTGAGTGTACTCAGGTTGTTGATAAATGTTTGATAATTGGCGACCACGCTCTAGACCACTAGCGATAGTTCCGAAGCCTTGTTGAGCTGTCTCTTTGGTAACGCCATAGCGTTGTAGCTCTTCTGCTCTAGCAAGTCCAGTTGTAAGTCCTGCTTGCATTGCACCTGCTCCAATTTCAGCGGCTGTAATCTTCTTGTTGATATCTGTTAGAGCCTTATCAGGATCTAGCGCATATGACAAAATATCACCATTGGTAATGTTTGGATAGTATTGCTTGAGGGCCTGAACTACTTCTGGGTTAGTATTTATTACCCTGTTATATGCAGTAGAGATACGAGTTTCTAATTCTGCAGGCGATACATCCCCGCCAATAAACTTCTCGAAACCTTCTTGACGGCCTAATTCGCCACGAGTGTAGTAAGACTCTGGCATACCGTATTGACGCATAATGCCTTGGTAGGCATCTTCAAGTCCAATGTATTCCGCTTCTGACAAAGCAGATAATCCTTTTTTGATACGTGCTTGGTTAGCAGCAAAACGTTGTTTGTAACCATCTGTCTCACGAAGACGGATAGCAAATTCAGATGCTGGAACACCCTCTTTAATTAGACCTTCAAGAGGTGCAACCAACGACTGTAATCCATACTTAGCAAACTGACTGTACAGTAAATCATATGCTGATTTACGTTCTGCTTTTTGAGAATCAAGGTTTGCTTGGTATGTAGTATAAGCATCAGGACTTGAGAACTGTCTTCCATCAGATGCTGTATATGTTATATCTCTAGCACTGCCAACGCCACCAGTACCGCCAGTACCGCCAGTGCCAAATATACTTTTAAAAGGTGTTCCGCCGCCTCCGCCGCCTTGCTTAACAACTGTGTATTCAGCATCAACATACTTTGATTCACCAGGAGGCAGTACATCGTTAATTCCAAATGCTGAGGCTGGTCTGCCTTCTTTATTTACGCCACCTGTAAGTTTGAAGATTGCATCATCTGAGGCATTTGCCCAGTAATCATAGTATTCTTTACTACCTTTTACGAAACCAGCAATTCCACCTGGGCCACCGAAGCCTCCAGTTGTTGCTGCATTTGCTGGCGCTGGTTTTGCCTGCTTGGAAGTTCTTGCCATAACTTTTCTAAAGTCTGCATAAAATTTTGTTTCAGCAGCAGCATCTCTTACAAATGCTTCTGTACCTTCAACACCGCCACGACCAGTAGGAGCCCTTAGCCCAAGGGCTGCAAGTTCACCAGCAACTGGAAGAATAGTTTGAACTGGAAGTTTTTCAATTTGCTCTTTAGTTTGTTCATCGCCACCAAGATAAAACTTGTCATTGATAAGACCTTGGGCAGCAATACCATTGATGTATAGTTTTTGCTTTCCGCTAAACTTACCTTCTGAAATAACAGGGGCATATCCTGTAAAACCTTTGCCATCTTTATACAGACCGCCACGTTGAGTAAAGCCTAGTTTGTTTGGGTCATCTGCTGTTGTATAGTAATTTTCCGCAGGGATGTCAATGTACGAAGCACTTGAGAATCTTTTTTCTGCCATTTTATTTACCCCTGGAATCCGAAGTCACGAAGTACATTGAGTGTAATGTCACCGACTTCTTGACGAGCGCTTTGTGTGTACTGCCAGCGAGAATCCTTACGGAGCTGTCTCTGGAAATCATATAGATTTGTTTCACCTTTATCAGATATAGCAGAGCGTAGTGTTGGATCGTTTAAGTCAATCTGTTCTGCGTTTAGTTCTAGAACGCTAGCCATAGTATTTCTGTATGGAGCGTAGACTTGATCTAGATCATAACCTTGATTTAGTAAACCACGAACAAACTCTGGTTGACCAATAGCTGCCATCATACGAGCATCTTGAGAGATACGATTTACGTCTAGTTCTCCAAGGGCAATCTTCTCAAGGACTGCTTCTTCTAAATCTCCACCAGTTGTGGTTGCAGAAATACCAGGAAGAATCTGAGACAAACTAAAACCATTGGCCTTAGCAATACTTTGCAGTGTCTGGTAGTCTTTGAGCGCCTGACCACCAAAGCCAGTCATTGTCTTGCCACCGACAATTGATGTGGTCTTACCAATCAATGGAACGAGGAATGCACGAATAGCATTTTCATCATCATCTAAAAATCCAAGATAAATTTTCTTAGCAATCTCATCTGCTTGTTGGTCTGTAATTGCCACACCTGCAAGAGTTTGAGCATCGGCCTTAAGCTGGCCTTTCTTTTTACTTAGCCATAGACCATAGTCAGATTTGCTGACATCTTGTCCTTGACCTTGTAGGTCTGAATAATTGCCAAATGAAACTAAACGTTCACGAACGTCTTTGCTATTCTTGCGATACCAGTTGGTAAGTTCAATCTCTTTATTCCAGCGATCTAATTTCCATTTTTCATTTACAGCACGGACAAGTAAGTTACTTAAATCCTTATCCATCTTAAATATGTAATCAGGAATATCAAAGTAATTCTGAACATCGCCAAGAATGCTTTCAAGAGTTCTAGTACCAGTGGTTGTTTCTGCTGGAGTTACACCTGCTGGAGTTGCAGCACCCATAGATGCTTCTTCACCCATACGAAATCTTCCTGGGTCAAAAGAACCTGGTACTACATTTCCTTTTTTACCGCTAGAAGGAAATTTAGGCATACTGCCTTTTGCTGGAGTACTTGGAGTAGTAACAGCAGATGGCGTTGTTGCTGTAGCAGGACCAGTTGGGCCTGTAGTAGGTGTAGTTCTTATGGTTGCAGTTGAAGCGGCTGGAGTTCCTGTCGGACCAGCGGCTGCAGCAAGAGGGGTCTTTTCTACTTTGCTTTTCTTTTGATTTGGATAAATTGTTTCAAAAATATCTTGTTGCACTTCCTTGATAGTATTCATCAAAGAGGCGTAATTCTTCTGAGCATCTGTAAGTTCACGTTGCTCAATGCTGTCAAGTTCATCTCCGCGAGCAACCTTGGTTGCATAGCGTTCAATAACATCCTCATAGCGAGGCAAAGAGTTTCTAAGTGTTTCAATATAACTTTGTTTGTTATTTACAGTAGCGCGAAGTTCAGCACGGGTTCTCTCATCACCTGCAGATTCTAGGGCTTTATCTGTCTCAGCACGCTCAGCGTCCATCTTTTCATTTTGAGCAGCAACAGAAGCAGCAAAATCAGAACCAAATTTTTTAGGGTCTGTTCCTTGTTTTGTTGTCTTCTTACCTTCTGGCTTTTTTCCTACTTCGTAAAACTTGTCATCTATTTCGTAACCAGCAATAGATCCGTCTTTATTATAGACAACATCTACGAAACCAATAGGCAATCCATTGCCAGGAAAGATATTAAATATCTGAGCAACCCAAGTTGATTTAGGACGTTTTGCCATTACAAACCTAGCTTTCTCATAAATGCCTGGTAATAATTCAAGACCTCTCCAGCCTTTGCTTCATCTGTTTCAGCAATTTGGTCAACAAGATATTGCTCTGCTCTGCCAGTAGTAAATCCTGGCTCAGTCTTTATCTTAGTTCTCTTGCCACTTGTAGTAGTGGTAGTAATAGTAGGTTTAGCCGCAGCCTTCTTCTTGAAAGTAGCTGTGTATCTAGCAAGTTCATCGTCGGTAGCAGAGCGGCCTAGTTGATCTTCAAATACTTTGTTAATAATGTTCTTAGCGTTAGCCTTGGTGATTACAGACTCTTGCTCAGTTATAGATGTACCATCTCTACCAGTTCCTGTGCCGTAAGCTGCTGCTTCATTAGTAAGGTAGTTAGTAAAGAAAGTACTTGAGAATTGTTGACCAATTTGAGCAGCCTGTAATTGAGCAGACTGCAAAGCGGTATTATAGGCACCCAAAAGACTGTCAGAAAATGTGCCATTAGTTGGAACTCTGTAGCCTGCGCTCTTTAGTGCAACAGCAATTTGTTGACGCTGGCGCTTATCCATATTGTAAAGTTCAACGGCGATTGGATTGGTACCGCCTGTGCTTACAGCATTATTAGAGACAGTCTGATTGGTCTTGATAATCTGGCTCTGCCAGTTGGGTATCTCCGTTGGTCCTGGAGCACTCTTCATCTCTGCCAATTTACTCTCCAATCAATCTAGCAAACAGGACATCGTATGCTGCTTGAGCATTTGCGTTGCCCTCTGCTAACTGTTGTAACTTAGTCTTGATATTCATTTGCAAAAGGTCTTTGTAATTTTGAGCTGTTTCTGTATTGCCATAAATGGCATCTCTGGCATTCTGGTACTCATCAAAGGCTAGGCTCATCTGAGTTAGAACTGCTTTAGTCTTGGGTGATGCTGTAACTTCTTTGTCGTTTAGCATCTTACGCAAGTCATCATAAGCACGGATACGACGAATCCTGCTTTCTGCACCCTTACCTAGTTCTTCCTGAAGCATTGGGCGTGAGCCTAAGAACTGCTCTTTCCAGATTGAGAACTGATCGCGTAGTTGACGCTTGCCTATATCTGTGTAGGTACTAGCAAGTTGAGTCTCAAACTGGTCACGAGTTGTGTAGTAAACCTGCTCATCTTTAGCGGTACTGATTTCGCGTAGGAAATCTTGCAAGGTTTTGTTCTGTTTCAAGCCTGAGTTATACAGTAACTTGTAAGCATCGAAGTTGAAGTCACCTTCGCGTGGCATTAAGAATACGCCACCCTCACGGTACTTCTTGAGTAAGCCTTCATTCTCTTGAATCCAGCCCACAGACTTATCTACTGAACGGGCTGCAAGTACAGATACGTTGTCAGATTCAGAGATGGTATATGGCATCTCATCTGGGAAGAGGCGAATCCACTCTTCCATTGCCTTATCAATACTGCCATACTGATTGATAAGTTGATTGAATACCTGCTTGTAAGATGTGCGCTCATTATCACGTACCCACTTTGATAGGTCACTCTTGAGTGTAATCTGTGGTGAAGCAGGTGCAATAAATCCAAATAGTGCTCGCACTGCAAGAACAGAGATAGTGGCTGATTGTATTCTATCTTGATATTCTGCTAATTCTGCTGGGCTTGGCGGAATCTCTAAGCCAGTTTCTGGGTCAATCTTTGGTTTAATTCCGTGGCCTGATGCTTCTAGATATGTAGCAGCCTTACGGAATGCTGAGGCGTACTGAGAGTTGCGCTCGTCCTTGTTTAATGCTGCAAGAATACGGTTTACGTGACCTGGCAATGCTGCGTTAATCATTGGTTGATCTACGCCATAGGTACCAAGGAATGTTTCTTCAATAGTCTTTAGTTGTGGGACTACGTTGAAAATCATCTTCATTGGAACCGAAGCTAATGGACCAGCAAAGGTAGGAAACAGTGAGTCTGGGTTCATTGAAGGTGTAATCATCTTCAACTTACCACCGAACTCAACAGGCATTGGAACCTGGAATGCAGTAGGTACGCCAAATGCCTTCATAATACCGTTCATTACTTTGTAAACAGGTGTTAGTCCTGGGTAGAAAAAGTATTGGTCGCCATTATCATCTGTCTGTACAAAGCCTGAGTGTGCTACACCTTCATAAGTAAGTGATGCACGGGTCAATGCTTCTGGGTTATACTTGACAGTACGGTAAACGCGGCGATAAAAGTCTTCGGTAGCGCGATAGAAACGCGCAAAGTTACGAGCAGACATAGCTAACTGGCTACGAACTGCAGGGTTATCTACGAATGCTAGAACGCGATCCTTGGCTAGGTCTTCTGCGATAGAAACAATATGGGCCTTGGCTGCATCTTGTGCAACTTTTAACTCATCGCCAACTTTACCTCTGGTGAATTGCTCCATAATGCGCTTCTCAAAACCAGTAGCACGCATATCTTTACGAATGCGAATCATTGAATCAATGACTAGCGGTTCACGCGAGAAGCGAGCATTAGCTTCGCCCATATAATCCCAAGTCTTATCGACTAAAGATGCAGCAAAGTTATCGCTATCTGATACTGGCACAAGCGTTGGACCAGATACCCATTCAGGTGCTAGTTCTGGGTTGTTCTTATTAGGCAAGTCCTCTAGGCGAAACTCTTTGGTTGAAATAACCATATCGCCTTTTTCGTTGCGCTTGCGAATCTTACTTAGTAATTCGTCATTTACTTGACCATTACGCTTAGAAACTAGGTTCTTTGTAGATTCAACTACACGCTCTGCGTGTACACGGGTAGATGCACCTGTGCTGTATAGTGAGAATCGCTCACGCTCTTTTAATGGCAGTTTATCTAGATAGTCCTGCACCGCGTTAATAGCGCGAGTTCCGTCATCATCTAGATTCATCAAGGCAATACGGCCTAGTTCATCTTGAGAGATGATACCAATTTGAACCATCCAGCTAATGCGTGCATCATCTGAAGCAATTGGGTTGAATTCTGAGTAAGCCTTTAGACCTGTAGCCTGCTTTAGTTTCTTGCCATTGACTTCAATAGCGCCCATCTTGCCAAACTTAGATACATCTCTAGTGGCATTGAAGTATTGGTCGCCGCCGCGAAGAGCGTTCTTTCCACCTTCTGCAACAGCCCTTAGTGTGTCATCAAGATAACCAAACTCTGCAATTTCTTTAAGGAGTTCTGCGCCTTCAGCATCTAATTTAGAAATTACCTTTGATTCAAGGATGGCCTCAGCCAGAACCTTCTGTGCTGCACGTGGATTACCAGAAGCAATAGCATCTTCCATAGCCTTCTGATACTTAGCAGTCTGATTACGGTATACAAGTTTGTTAATAAAGCCTAGATTGCCTTGACCTTGTGCTTGGCGTAGTTTTGTAGAAAGCAAACGCGCTTTGGCTACACCCCAAGGTGAATCACCTACTGCTAGATGTAGCATCAAGTCTTCTGCTGCGTTACGAACTGGAAAACGTGGACCTGCAAGAGTACCGATTGACCAATATGAAGTCATTTTTTCAGCCCAGCTTTGGTGTGATACACCCATAACCCTGTCAATAATTCCAGAGCGAGCAGCAAGTCTGTCAAGATCTACAATAGATGGAACTGCCATATTAGGTGACAGTTGATAAGCAAAGATAGCCATTTGCTGACCATCAAATTCTGCAGGATTTGTGACTTCATTTACTTCGTCACCAAATTCATTTACTTTGCGCTTGATAACTGAAGCAGCATACTGCTTGTTTCTACCAGAACCTGCAAACTCATCCATATAGGACTTGCCTGCTGCAGACTTTGATACACCACGTACCTCAGCTACGGTATTCCATAGCCCTGCAAAGATTTGCTTGCGCTGACCCTCTCCACCTGCAGCAAAAGTCTCAGCAATAATGCGAGAGTGGTAACGAGAGTTACCTAGACGTGCTAAGCGGTAGACCTGAGTAGCAGCATCTGCTGCATTTACATCAAAGAATCCATCTTTGAAGTATGGAATCGTTGTAAACTTACGAGCAAAGCGGTCAATACGTCCTTGGATTTGTGACAATGGCATACGATATGCGCCATCTGCGCCCTTAAAACGACCTACTTGCTTCTCTTGCTTGGCAATATCTTCAACGCGGGTAGTAATACCTGTAACAATATCTTCGTATTGTGCGCTAGTACCATACAAAGCCTGAACAACTCTCTGTCCTACTTTGTCTATATTAAAAACTTTATCAGTTGCTGTAAAGAAATTGACGCGAGCCTTACGTGCTGCATCCAAACGTGGTACAAGTGGGGTCTTACGTGCAGATTGTCCAGCAAGAATAGTCTTGACATCCGCGTGATTCTGCAAATAAGCCTTAGCGGTATCAGCATTATTGACACCAGCACGGATAAACTCATCTGTAGCCGCTGGTCCAAACTCTGGAGCTAAGCGACGTAAAGTAGATGATGCTTTTTCTGCAGCAACAATGTTGTTATTAGCACGAGCAACCTTGAGATTCTCAAGTTCTTTACCGTAAGTATTAAAGAAACCTACTACATTCTTGTTCTGAAATACTTTATCTACAGCGCCTGCATCTCCTGCTATTTTGAATAGGGCATAGTTAGCAGCATCGTAGGCTTTTTTAGCTTTACCTAGTAAAAGTGTAGGATCTGCAAAGACTCTATATCCAGCATCTACAAAACCTGAGATACCTTTGTATAGAAACCCTGAACCTTCCAAACCTTCTGGAAGCAATAGGTTTGCTAATTGACGACCAGGTGAATACTTAGCAGCTTGTACTTTGTCAAGTGCATCTTGAAAGAGTTTATCTTGACCCTTTGCTGCTTCTGCAGCAATCTGCTTTTCAGCATCTGTACCACCAGCGATAATCTGGTCTAATGGGACACCTTGTGCAACCTTAACTGCTACGTTAATACGGTCTGAGCCATACTTGTTACGAGCATCTGCAAGGCGAGTAGGGCTAAATACTTGGTCACCTTTATCGTTTGCTATCTTGAATGCCTTGTCAAGGTCTACGCCTTGGTCAACAGCGATAGCGCCCGTACGATAAACACGGGTCATAAAATCTGATACTTCGTTTAATCCGCTAAATACGCGACCTATAGTTTGCTTAACACCTTGACCTGCATAGTGAATAGCACCACCAAGCCAACCGCGCTTTTGCTCTGGAGCTTCATTATCATCTCCACCGAACAATGCAACGTGTGCAGTCTGTTGTTCTTGTGGTAATGATTGAAACTTTTGTTGAGCAGCAGGTGCAGGCAGCGATAATAGACCCTTATGAGAGTCTAATAACTTTTGTAAACCATCAACCTGAGCCTTTTGTTTTGCAGTAAGGCCAGCTTGCGCTGCTGAAGATGTGATTGAATTTTGTGGCACTACATACCTCGCGCTAATGCACGCTGATAGAGAATCTCTACCTCACCTGATTGATCGTAAGGAAGCATCTTTGCTAAGATGTCTGATAGTTTTTCTGTTTGAATACCTGTCATTGCAAGTGCTTCTGGACCTGCTCCTGCACCCATAGCAATACCTGTAGTTACAGGCTCGCCTGGGTTTGCAGATGGTGCGAATAAATCTGTCTTACCAGCTAATTGACTTGGAGCCATACCCATAGAAGAACGTGACTCTGGGCGTACATCTGGAGTGGTTGCAAGTGGAGCGCCTGCGATATTAGCGGCGTTCTCTACACCTGCGCCATATTCTGGCGATTGAAATGAAAGTCCATCTGTTCTCTTGGAGAATTTACCAGGTCCTGATACACCTGCCATAGGCCCTCTAGCCATTTGGATCCTCCATCTTTTCTAAATCTGATGTAAATTGTTCCCACACTTTGGAAACCTTCGTTGTTCTATTTGCGTTATACACTGCTAAATCTAAAAGTTCTGATGCGAGCATCTCTACAGCTCGGACTATATTTACAAAGAAACCTGATACGATTACAAAAAAATCTGCGAGAGTGACAGAGCGTGGTACGTAATCTTTATCTTCCACGCTCTATCCTCTCACTATAAAACTAAGCCTTCTTGCCTTTACGAGCTTTGCCAGCATAGCCAAAAGCAACTTTGCCTCCTGCTGGTTTCTTCATATCCTTCTTGCCCTCAGTTGGCTTTGCCATTGGAGCCTTTGCACGACCACCTTTTTTCATTTTACACCTCCCTACCCTGCAATAGATGCGAGTAATGTAGCAATATCTGGACGAGAGCCAGCAGCAGGGGCCGCACCCATTTGTTCTTGAGTTGGCTGCGAGGCAGGAACGGGGGCCATACCTGCTGCTGGAACTTGTTCGCCCATCATTTCTGTTGGGACTTCTGGAGCTGGCTCTGGAGCAAATACTTCTTCAACTATCGTCTCAAGTTGTTTACCCTTTTGGCGACCCTTAATAACCTCGGCGATTCTAGAAACAATCTGAGAAGGATCTTGACCTTGGGCTGCAAGTGCTGGAATGGTCTGAGCATACTGAGCAACAGCAAGACGCAAAGAATCACGCATCTCTTCAATATCCACACGCTGCTCTTCTTGAGTGACATTTAACTCCATAGGAATTTCTCTGCGTACATAATCTCTTGATACCAGTTTGTCGCTTCGCATCTGTAGTAAAGCAATAATGGCATTGTTTGGATTCATACCAGACATAATGCCGTAACGAACATCTACACCATACTCGCCAGCAATCTGACGACTTGGTACATACTTCATATTAAACGGAGTACCGTCATCTACTCCCTTGATTTCCTTGGTCATAGAACCAAAGATTTTCTCATCCACCTCAAAGCAGAGAGATACTAGCTCAGTAAATAGTCTTGCAAACTGTGCTTGCGCTGCACGAACTTGAGTATCAAAGCCAGCTTGTAGGGCTTGTACACCGCGACCTGTAATGATTGAAGCATCAACGTTACCGCTACGTACTTCTGGATAGCGTGAACCTAAACGTAGTTCTCGCTCTAGTACGCTTGACTCAGTAAAGACTCCAGGTGGAAGTTCTAATGGAACACGGCGGATACCTTGCGGATTAGCAGAACGCATAATCGCATCAGGACCAAGTGCTAGTTCCTGTACATCTTGCGGAATAGCAATAGGTGCTTGGATAGACTTCTCTGCTGCTTGAATCTGTAATACTGCAAAACGAGCACGAGCAAGTTGTACTGCTAGAACATCATCAAATTGACCGCGTGCTTCTCCGTCTAGGGATGAACGCATTGCAACACGCGCTAAACATTTACCAATGGCATTAGGTAGGTTTAATAAAACTAAGTTGTTACGATCTGGAACATAGATTAAATCTTGGTCCTTATCGTGGTAGCGAATCATTGTGATATAAGGAGAGCTATTTGCATAGTTCCTATTTGTAATAATTTGGTCATAGAACTCTGGATACTGCATTGCTAGAGTCTCTGCATCAGTATTCATTACTTGAGTAATTGAGATACAGCGACCAAAGCGGTCCATCTCAGGGTAGACACCAAAAGGATTTAGCAAGCGGATTCTAGGATTGTTTGTTTCGTAATCCATCTCTACCATTGCTGGTAGTAAGCCGTAGGTGTTAAACCAGTCAGCACCCTGATACATCTGAATCTGTAACTCTGAGCCTGATACAAAGTAGTTTGCAATACGAGTTCTAGTATCTGCTGCCTTGCGTGCAGAGTCAGAAACCATATTGGTAGCAGCGCAATTAAAGGATGGCAGTGGTGCCATTACCTCTGCTAGGTCGCGTGCAGCTACATCTACAAAGTTAGCAACCAGAGGCTTTGGGTATTCCTCAGAGAACATAGCAGGATAGACCTTGCTTATATCTCCTTGGCGCACAGATAGCACGTCACGCATACGCTGATCACGCGCTGAGTACTTAGTCTGTAACCGTGATACCTTAGCAATAACCTCTTTGGTTGTAAGCATTTGTCCTTACTTTTTCTTTGTAGAATTCTTTACTTGCTTATTTCCTTTATACTTACGACCTTGCAATAATGCTCCAGCAAGCTGACCTTTAGCATTACGTTCTTTTTTTAATCCTTCATTTAAATCCCGACTTGCTCTTGTTGCGCTAGCTCCAGCTGATAAACTTCGATGTGCTATACTTCTTAGAAACTTGGCTTGTGCTTCTCGGTCATTGGCGAGTTCTCTTGCTTTCATAAATTGAGCAAATTCTTTACCAAGATTATTAAAATAACTATCGTTCTTTTTCTTTTTGGCTGCCATTGTTAATCCTTACTTCTTCTTTGACTTAATATTACCTTTACGTGGCTTTGACCTTATCCCAGTTTCCATTGGGCTCTTTGGTCCCTTTGGCATTGGAGCTGGCTTACCAGACCTTGACGTTGGTTTAGGCTTAGGCTTTGGCTTAATCCTTGTAGGTTGCTTGGTAGCAGTAGGCTTGGTGTATCCCATACCAGGTAGAATCACATCGTAATCTGGTGGAACAGAACCTTTTTTATTCTTAGAAGGAACTTTCTTCTTCTTAGCAATAAAATCATCAAGCGTTGGCTTCTTTGCCATTACTTCTTCTTGCCCATCTTCTTCACAGCAGCTTTCTTCTTAGCCAACTTAGCGGCCTTCTTACCTTTTGGTGTATATGGGAATTCCATTTTTCCTACTTTTGGCATAATTGCTCCTCTAGATGAATTGACGTTGTTGTTCTGCTAACAGCTCGTCTATGTTTATTACTAGACGCTTGCCTCGCTCGTGACGAGACAAAAATGGATTCTTCATATGATGGGTGGTATGTATTCCGTTATTAAGCCATTCTCTGGCTTTAATCTCACAGAACCATAGAGCCATCACCATATCGGTCTTACCCTTAGTAGTGGGTGACCAGGTAATAAGTTGTTCTATTAAAGCCTTGACATTCTCGGTCTGATCTGATGGGAGATGAATAATGTTATCTCTGTGGTGCTTACCATCGGCTTGCTTAGTTCCAAACAGGGTTGACATAGAAGCTACACCAAAGCCTGCATCCCATTTGTTATTACCAGTATGATGTTCTCTAAGTACTGTTCCCTTAGATGCTAGGAACTGTCTGATACCTTCATCCTGAGTTAGGAAAGACTGGAAAGCGTTACGCTCTACAACCCATTCAGCAGGAGCATAGACGTTGGTCCAATCAATAATCAACTGTCTAATCTGAGCAGGTGTTGGTCTAGTAATCTTGATAGCATCTACAATGTAGCGCTTATGAGTAACACGATCTACGCCGTAGCAGATAGCGGCAGTATCACCAACCATTGCAGGGTCTAGTCCACATACAAAAGAAAAACCAGTTAAATCTTTAGGATGGCCTGGGGCTCCCATCTGGAGCCTACCAGATTTGCGCATACCATCAATAGAGCCCTTTACACATACAGGGTCAAAGGTGGCATCATCTGAAACATCTTGCTGCTGATAAACTAAAGCCCAAGTCTGAGCATCCATAGCTTGACGTTCTGCATAGAGATGCTTACCGTTCCAGCGAGGATATAAACCCTCTTCTGTCTTATCAGAGTCTTTCTGCCCATCAAAGGGTTGGTCTGAGTTAGGCCAGAGAGTTACCCACTTGGTGGGGTCCTCATTGGTTTCAAGTAATGCTGGCATTGCCAGATATGTCCAAGGGACCAGACCACCAGGGTATCTATCAGGAGAGCGTAGTTCTTTGTATAAGTCTACAGAGGCAACGCGGGTTCCGATAACAATTAACTTACCAGTAGGGTTAAGACGTGATCTAACATCTTGGGTAAGCCATCTAATCTGCTTTTCAAATTCATTTGCATTCTTTAAGGTAACAGCATCATCAACAATAATCATATCGGCACGCTTACCGTATATCTGACCGCC